GGATACCGGCACGTTGTTAAACCAAAGAAACGACTTAATTAAGTCCTCGGCCGCTTGGCAGACTTCCTCTACTACTGCGTCCGTGTAAAGAGTCCCGATCCCCAAAATTGTACGTAGCTCCGCTTTGGTTATATACGTTGCCGCCATACTCGGGACTCCTTACTCGTTGAGGCCTACCCCCGCGGGACTAGGCGCGAGGGTAGGGGTCTAGGTTTGTATTAGGTGAGGTTAAAGCGACGGAGGCCACCGGATACGAGTGTCTTTGTCGCTAAATAACCATATAACATCGTCTCTATCTCACCCGAAACCGGCTGATTAGTGGAAAGTCTCAGAACCGGGCTCTCGTAAATTGCGATAGCTGAAGGAACGCAAATAAACGCGGACTCGTCAATAGTCGTAGCGACCATATTGGCATCTACGTAGAGATCAAGGCCGAGCACGTTACCGCGTAGGCTTTGTGGGTTTGCGTTTCCGCCGCTGTTGTATGGGCTTCCCGCGTTGTAAATTGGACGACCGGTTGAATCTACGGCACCCATTAGCAAGCCCCATTGAGAAGTACCAGCAATATAAGCAGTTGGTAGTTCACCGGTTGCGGCGTATGCGAGAGGTACTTCGGTTGAGACGAACGAGATAATACCGGCGCTTGAGGCCGCTACCGCTGTCGCCTGAGTTCCGCCAGCTGTAATTTCTGCGATTACTGCCGCGTCGGTTGCCTTGTTATAAGCGCGGGTCATATTGTCGAGCATAGCTTGGAAGAAGCTAGGGTCTGAGCGCTCGATAAGTTCGACTGAGTAGCGCTGTAAACCAGCGTACTTCTTTACTGTCGCGTTTACGTATGAGCTAACGATACCTTGCTCGGAAGGTGCGCCAGCTTCTGCGGTTTCTGCCACGGTGCCCGGTGTTGTGATTTTTGGAATAGAGACGGTCATACCGGAAGCCATAAGCGCACGGCTACCGCCGAGAGCGTCAATGGCTGGACGTGATCCGATAAGAGTATCTACGACCGTTGGGACGTATTGAACCGGAGAGAAAGCCGGGTTAGTGGTGAAGGAATCATCTGCAAAGTTCATAGCCTTTGACGCTTGAGCGTCTGCGGCACGAACATAATCGCGGCTGTCGTCATTACCGAGGCTCGCCTTAATGGAGTGCTCTAGGTACTGCGCCTTTGTGCGGATAGGGTGACGTACTTCCATAGCGGTCACGACGACGCTAGGGCGTGAGGCTTCTACCTTCTCGGCTTCTACCTCGGGAGTTGGGGTAGCGTTTTCCACGCTCGCCTCACTTTCGGTTGGTTGGGTTTCTTCTGTGGTTTCCGGTTCGCTTTCGCTCGCGGCAACGGTAGTAACTTCGGCTGACTTGAAGGCCGGGGTATGGACAAGGCTCGTTTCTTGGAGGCGAGCGGCGCTAACGTAAATTACGCCTTCGCGCTCGGTTGCTTTATCAACAAGTACGCCCACGCTTAAACCGTCGCGTAGGGACTCGGAAGCTTCTACGAGTGCGTCATTACCTCGAGAGGTTTCGCTCACCTTAAATTGAGCAAAAATACCCGCGTCGGTTTGTTGAATATTTATAGCGCGGCCGATAGGTTGTTTAGGATCGTGCTCGAGAAGGAGCTTAAATCGCTCGTTAGGAATTGCGATAGAGCCTTTCTCGAATACAACGGCGCCCGCTGAGGTTTGTCCTACCTCACCAAAAGGGACAATTTTGCCGGAGATAACTCGGCGAGCTGAATCGCTTGCCTCAATACTTCCGCTAAAGGTTAGTAATTTCGCTTGATCCATTGGGCGTTAAATCCTCCATTTCTTTCGCTTGGTCTAATGAAATAAGTCCTAAAGCCAGCATTTTCTCAATAATGGCTAGGCGTGTTAGAGCGTCTGACCTTAGGAACCCGTCGTCTAGCCCTGCGCGTACGTAATTTTGAGAATTGGTTATATCGTTCATAGATAAGCGTCCCTCAATCGCTTCAATGTACGGACGGAGCGACATATCCACGAACTGACGACGCTCATCTATGACGTTTGCATAGGTTAAAGAATTATTCATATCCGCGCTTAACATATACGCCGGAATATTAGTCATACGTGCTATTTCTGTTGCGAGAAATTGCAACATTTCGTTATAGCCCATTTCTTTAGGGCTAAAGCTTGTTGTCTTAAAATCTAACGCGCTGTTTAAGTATCCGACATTATTTTGTAAACGTGCAGATTTCCACTTGCTGAGTAATCCTACGATTTGATCTTCTGGTAAATCTGCGCCGGTATTTTTAATATAGCCAGTCTGTACGGGAGTTTTTGCGGCCACGCTTGCGGCGTATTGTGCGTCGAGTGCCGCGCGAATTGTACGACCGCCTACATTAAGAATACCGTCGTTTAATGACTGAAAAGTAATAAGAGAGCCGAGTCCGTCCATTGGTCGTACTTGACCGTCTACGGTGTATCCGATTACTAACGTGTTATGTAAATTGTAACGAGGAGTAACGCGCTCGTTAGCAACAAAAGCAAAACGAGAAGGCCGCCCGGTTCCGTCATTGTATTGCTCGACTACTTCCCAATAAGCAACGCCGTAAAAAAATAAAGCGTCGGCGGTATAACTCATTGTTACTTGTCGCGGTTGATTTTTGTCCGGTTGTTCCAACCATAACGGGCTACCTAATTCTTCTCCATTACTTTTACGGTATAAGTGAAACGGAGTCGTACCGACAATTCCGCATATAAGATCGCGCGCCTTTTTAATGCTAGGAACCGCTAGAGCCTCTGCCCGAGTCACATATACGTTGTAACCGTTTCCGTATATGCTCATTTCGGGAACCGTCATCACGGGCGGCGCGAGTTGAGCCTCGATTTTCTGCGTGGGTGGAACGAAGGCAGAGGTTAGCGTCGAAAGGATTCCCACGCGACCATTTTACGATAAATTGGTTTAATTTGTCCGTATTGCCCCGGCGTGTCTAATTGACGACCATCACCGCGACGCTTTGAGGTTGCGAGGCTTGCCAGCTGACCATAGCGGCGGCAATAGCCGCGCATATTTCGCCCGACGATCTACGCCGCACTAATCGCCAGCCGTGCTCGGTAATTTTGCTTGAGCAGTTAGCGACGGCGTTAGTTAATCGTGGGTCGTTATTGTGAGCAAGTTTCCGGGAACTCATCATCTGCGCGAAACGGTGGGAGGCCTCGACTTGGCTACGTCCTGAGCAGTCGGCAAGCATAGCCCCAGAGGCCGACAAGTAGGTCGCGGTGTTTTGAGTCATATAGCGATCGTAGAGAGTGATACGTGGCCGCCATTGTTTAATGAGGGCGTTTATATCACTCGCTAGGGTTACCTCGTCTATCGGGTGCTGGCTCTCCCACTCGTTCACCACAAAGAGGTTCACCGTATCGCCGACCTTTTGTCCGGCTACCAAAACGGCATACCGCTGAGTATGCGATTTATCAAAAGCAAAAAATAGCTCCCCACCTTCGACCATAGTAAGGCCGCTCGTCGCGCACGCCTCAAAGCTTCCCGGCTCGAACGGGCTGGCGGTGTTGTCTACCCATTGGCAGAGGATTTCCGTCCTAAAAGCCATTGGGTCATTAGTCCGGGCGAGGTGCTCGATAGTTTCCAGCTCCAAGTAATGCCCAAGCGCCGGGCAGGCTTCGACCCACCCCTTTTGATCCATAATCGCCCTGGATGGGTGCGCGCTCCACTCCAACCACCCAAGCGCTTTAGAGCTATTAGCCAACGCGCGCTCGCGTAGGTCGTTTAGGACTTTAGAATGTTTATCGCCAGCGTTGGAGACTGTGAGTATCTGAGCCCGTCGAGCGTTGGTCGTGTAGACGGCCGCGTCCCACGTCTCCTGGTCAATAGCTCGTAACTCGTCCACGAATAGCAGATCGCAACTCATACCACGCGAGCCGTTAGGAGTAGCGGCGACGACGCTAATTTGAGCGCCATTCTTAAACACCATACGCTCGCTACCGTTGGTTACGTAGGTTGCCGCGTGTTCGGTTCGTAGGCGTGGGCTTTGACGTATCAGCTGGTCTATCTGCCTAAAGGTAATGAGCGAGAGCTTTCGATTAACCGACATCATCAAAACGTCCTTTTCGCCAAAAAGGTATATACCGGCCAAAATACGCA